GTTAAGCGTGAATGACATCTGGCCAGCTGCGAACTGGTCGCCCTGGTCGCGTCGACCGCGTTTTACGCTGACGCCGATCGTCCCGTCCATGACCGACGCGAACGCTGTCGTCCCGTCCAGGACATAGGTGGTGTTATCCAGGACGCCCTTCACCGGGTCGTCCAGTGTGAAGCTGTCGATCAGGAACCCGACATCGACCAGTAGGTCGTAATCACCACTGTCGACGACGCTAAATCCAGCCATTAGGCGACCTGGATGTTGGCGGGGCCGCCTGTCCTGTTGTAGGCGCGGATGGCGTTAATGACCGCCTGGCCGATTTCGGCGCTGGTGGCCAGGCCCCCGGTGACATTTACGGTCACATTCCCGAACCCTGATCCGCGATCCAGCGGGACGACCGCTTCGGGTCCGGCTTCACCGACGACCGCCAGGGTCGCGCTGCGGACGATGCCGCCTTCGGCCAGCATCGGGATTTTAGGGACGCTGAAACCTTTTCCGCCCAGGCCGGGAACCCAGCTGGGGAACTCGAATGACAGTTTTCCGATGGTGTTATTCCATAGTCGGGCGATGGTGTTAAAGATGTTTTTGTAGATGTTTAGGACGCCCTGGACATAGTCGCCCAGGAAGTCCAGTGACGCGCTGACGCCTGTTTTTATGGCCTGGAACACGGTGTCGACTACTTTTCGGACCCCGTCGAACTTAAAGTAAAGCGCGGTCAGGATGGCGATGAACGCGACGATGGCCAGGATGACGATCGTTATCGGGTTCGCGGCCAGTAGCGCGTTCCATGCGAGCGTCAGACCGTTGACGATGGTCTGGATCGCGGTCCAGGCTTTCATCGCGAAGTTCAGTGTCAGGATGACGGTGGCCAGGCCGCCGATGACCCCGGCGATGATTAGGACCAGTTTCGTGTTTTCCTGTAGCCATGATGCGAAGTCGACGAAATAAGGAATGATGGCGGCGACGACTGGCAGTAGTGCGGCGCCGATGCTTTCTTTCGCTTCGCCCAGCTGGATCGACAGGTTTTTCATCTGTCCGGCTGCCGTGTTCGCTGCGTCGGTAGCGGCGCCGCCGGTGGTGTAGGCCAGGCTCGACATCACTTCATCGAATGACGCGCCATCCTTAATCATCGGAATCAGGCTGGCGTCGAGCGCCTTCAGGCCTTTCATGTTTCCGTTGTACGCTTTCGATAATGCGTCGGTGACGGTCGACAGATCGTTTCCGGTGGACGCGGCGATGTCCATCGCCTGCGCTAACAGTTCCTGACCGTATTCCAGCGACCCGGTCGACTGGACAAGTGTCGCCAGGGCCGGGCGTAGTTCGTCGTCGGCGGTCGCCGTTGCCTTCGACAGCGTCGTAATGAACTTTTCATTAGCTGCGATCTGTTCGTCCGTTGCCAGGCTTGATCGTCGGATGACGCCTTCCAGCTGCGACTGTGCGGCGGCATCTTCCATCGCGGCTTTCGTGGCATCGCCCAGGGCGACCGCCAGACCGCCGATCGCCGCAGCTGCGGGAAGTGCTGCTTTCTTTATGGCGAACGCCGATTTAGCGCCTACGCCTTCGAGCTGCTGGAACTCTTTAACGGCCTTGTCCAGACCCTTACTGTCGAAGTCGCTGATGATCGGGATCCTGATCGCCATTACATCACCAGCCTTTTCCCGATCGTGTCCATTAGTTCTTCCACTAAGTCAACCATGTTCCGTTCCACCGCGTCAGCGTTTCGTTCATAGGTCGGCCACATCACGCGCGACGGTGGCCCGAACTGGGCCGTAATCGCGTCGACGAACCTGGCGCCCTGGGGCGACTGTCCGCCAGCCTTGCCCGCCATGTCGATTATGGACGCGGCCGGGTCTTTCTGGATGATGACGATGGTCCCCTGGTTTCGTTTCCCGGTGTCGATCTTCAGGCCGACCGCTTTCTGTGCGGCGGCCCGGTCATAGGGAAACTTTTTATTCCCTCGCTGTGTCCAGGAACGCGACATCCCCGACAGATACCTGTTGGGATAAGCGTTTTTGATCGCGTCGGTCGCAGGCTTGACGACTTCCTTCGCCTTTTTGTTTAGGTCTTTTCGCAGCTGCGGATCCAGTTCCTTCAGTTCCTTTAGCGCTTCCTTTACGCCGAACACCTGGATCGTCGTGTCGGTCGTCATCGTTTTTTGTTCGCTTCGTTCAGTACGCGAAGCACCGTCACCAAATCGCGCGTATCGAATGGGATGTCATGCGGCCAGAACCCGGTCGCCGCCAGCACTTCAGCTAGCTGGCGTCGGAAACTGCCGCGTCCGTAGGGTTTGGATCGGTCTGGTCGACAGCGACGATTTCCATGTCGGGATGTGCCGCCAGCCATTCCTTCCAGGTAGGTTCCTTGACAAGTCGGCCGGACTGTTTCCACATGAAGAACGCCCAGGACACCATGTCGGAAACGCCGATCCCGCGACCGTCCGTCGCTTTCCTGTTTTCGGTGCGTTCCCATTCGGTGATACATAGAAGGTTCGTTATGACTTCCACCGGGTCCTGTTCGACGCCGCTGATCCGTAGTTTGATTTTCATCCTTCTGTCCCTTCAGGGTCTGTTTATGGGTTCGTGGTGTCTGTGCTGTACACGCCGCCGACGAATGTGATGTCGATGGATGACAGTTCGCCCAGGCTGGCGTTAATCACTGGAAGTTCCGCCAGGAATGTCTGGGTCAGCGTGAAACCTGGGTTCGTGGCACTGTCGGCCGCGCTGGTCGGTTTCACGATCACGGTGGTCGTGGTGCCGACCAGGTCCTTCAGCGTCGCGTAGGTTTCGGTCGCTGCGTAGCTCATGTACAGCGTCAGCGTCAGTTCGTGGTTGCCCAGGCCGCTGGTGTAGGTGCGTGACCCGGTGCCGAACGCGGTGTCCTCAAGCTGGTCGTAGCGCTGAAGGAAACTGGCGGCCGTACACTGATCGGTCAGCGAAACGCCGTTCACGGTGACTACTGGGTTTGACAGATAGATGGAAGTGGCCATGTCTTAGTCCTTTGCTGGTTTCTTCTTCTTAACAGTAGCGGGTTTCTGTTCGCTGGTTGGCGATGCGATTTCGACGATGAACCCGGCGTTCAGTAGGGCGTCGATGTTGACGCCTGGGCGCGGGATGTATTCGTCGCCGGGTGTGCCGATGCGCGGGTTCAGGATCTTGTAGGTCATGCTGTCTGGGCCTGTAGGTTCACGGTCAGTTCGTAGGCGGGCAGCATCACGCCACCGATGTCCAGCGTCGTCGGACGCCCGTCAGTCACCGCCACATTCTTCGCCAGGACCAGCGACGACAGGTTCAGCAGGTTCCGCATGGCGTCCAGGTTTGCTGGTCCCAGGCTGATGATCTGGACCGGAAATGTCATTTTCACGATGTTGTAGTTCCAGGCCGTGAACGATGGGGCGCCCAGGAACACGCATGGCGGGACCAGGTTCCGGGGATCGGTGACGACCTGTAGCCCGGTAATCGTGCCTAGCGTCGATGCCAGGTCGTCCAGGGCTTCGTTAAACAGGTCGGTGTAGGCGACTGGCATCAGGCCACCTGCGGTCTGTCAATCCCCAGCAGCTGTTTAATCAGCGGCGACAGCCCGGTCGTCGGCGCTGTCCCCATTTCGGTAAAGGATGCGAAAGTGTCGATGGATCCGCGCTGTCGGTACAGGGCGCCGCCGTACATGATCGTTCCCAGGGTCACATCCCCGGATGGGCTGGTCGTCACGCTGTCGACATACCCGGCTTCCTGGCGGCGACGGAACGCGAACTGGTTAGCGGCCGACGCGCACTGTGTCAGGAATGTGGTGTCCGCAGCTGTCGCGGTGCCGATGCCTAGCCAGTCCTCGATCTGTGTCGCAGTGATCCAGGTACAGGTCGGCGTGTAGGCCAGTGTCCCGGTGGCTGCGACCCGATCGACATTCGCCGCCGTTTTCGCGTACAGGACCTGATTTTTTATCGGCCGTTCGTAGTCGTAAAGTAGATCGCCCTGCGTGTCGACCCCGGTGAACAGATACTGGGGCAGCGCCCGGACCGTGACCGTTCCGTTAAAAGTGGCATCGACACCTGCGACGGTGACGGTGACACCTAGTTCCAGGTCGGCCTGGGTCAACAGTTCGACGACTGCGTAGTTGTCGACCAGATACTTATTGGTGACGCTGTAGGTAGCCATAGGCGGTTAGGCCCGCCTCGCCACTAGGCGACGGTGATCTTCGCGACGAACTGCGAAGTCGCGTTCCCTGCGACGGTCTGGAAGAATGTTGCGAAGTAGCCGTAGTAGGTGAACTGGCGGCCCAGCAGGTTCGGATCTTCCAGGGACATAATGCCCCGGACATTTTCGTAAATCTCGCAGGCTGGCGCGTGTACGACCAGGAAGGTGTTATTCGCGAACTGTGCGTCGACGACGATCTGAAGGCCCAGCGGGTTCATCCCCGACCAGGACGCAGCGGATCCGGCGCCCAGCGTGTTCTGTCCGATCAGGCCAGGGGCGCCGATCGCCGGGAACACCGGACGATTACTGTCGTCGAGCTGCGAACCCAGCTTCGCCCACACATCCGGCGATGCGAAGATGTGCGTCGGAAGAAGGTTGGTAAGCGTCGTTCCGCCGTTGCCCTTCGACATCGACACGGCGCTGTTGTAGATCGCTTCGACCAGCGACGAAGGGTCGCCCGCCGTGACGGTCCAGGTATCGCCGTTGTTCGTGCTGGCCGTGACCATCGCGTCGGCCGCGATGTCGTCGGTCTGCTTCAGGTACTGACCAGTCAAATCGGTCAGGATCGTGTTCATGGCGGAAGGATCGGTGAAGTCCATGTCCTGCTGTGAAATGAACACGGTCCCGGCGACGGTCGAGCGCGTCACGGTGTTTGATGCGACGGTCATCTTTTGCGATGTGACCGCCAGACCTTCGGTCTGTGATCCCGCGCTGGTGTGCTGCGAAATCGTCGGACGGATGAATGACTTTCCGTTTCCGTTCGGCATCGCGCGAACGCCCAGGGCGCTGACGACTGGACGAATGTAGGCCAGGTTCTGAAACACAGGTTCCAGTACAGGAATCGGAAGCAAGCCAGGTGTATCACTTGTGAGATCTTGCGCGGCTGCCGCCTGGATCGCGGTCTGATTTTTCGCGGCGTGGATCTTCACTGTTTCGTTGACGCGATGCCACACATCGCCGCCAGTGTGATAGGCGGCCATGTATTCGCCCAGCGTCGGAAGCGCGAACTCGCGCTTCACTTGTGCGGGGATCGTCGCGGTCGGAATGGTTGCTTCGACTGCTTCGGGCTTCGGGGTTTCGGTGGTCATGTCGGTTTCACTTTCTTTCGTGTCCTGTATTTCATTATGGTCTGTCGGTGTGTCTGTTTGTGGGATACTGGCGGCGACTTTCGTAATCCCGGCCTGGTCCCCAAAAGCGCCCAGGGGAACCAGGGATAGTTCCTGCCATTCGGCCTTTTCGATAATCATCGTCCCGGCTTCGTCGTAGCTAAACTCGATGGGGTTAACGCCCACAGATACCTGGTCGATCGTCCCGTCCTGGGCCATGACCAGGGCGTCCTGGCCTAGCCGGGTCTGACTGATACGCGCCGAAAACAGCATCCCCTGGTCGGTGTCGACCCGTTCGGTGACGACGCCTACTGGCTGGGTCGCGTCGTGATACATGAACAGCCTGGGCGCCTTGCCTTCGACTGGCAGCGATCCGGGGCGGAACATGACGGTTGTCCCATCGTTCACGGTCGCTGGTGTGTTGTAGGGAACGGCGGTCCCTGAGATGGTGCGGCGGGGCTGGCCATCGGCTGCGGCTGCGTCGACGCTGAAGTCCCCTGCGATAAGTCGGATCATAGTGTGTTCCTTTCGTTGACGATGCTAACGAACTGCTAGGCGTTCCTGTGTGTTTTCTTCGACGACATCTTCGCGGCTGTTGTCGGCCATGTCTGCCATAAAGTTTTCTTCCAGGTATTCGTCGGCGTCGAACTCGACATAGGTTCCGCGCGGCAGAACATTATCCATCGACAGCGCCCCGGCGATCGCGTCCGCGTACAGCTTCACGCCGAACAGATACAGATCGGCGCGCGCCTGTTGGCTCGACTGGTACGAATAGGATCCGGTGGAAACGCCGACCAGGTACGGCGGCACATTCGCAAGTCGCGCACATTCCAGCGCCTGATAGTTCGCCGCTTCGATCAGCAGCATCTTGTCGGGGGTCGCGTTCGTTTCGGTGTAGGTCAGGTATTCGTTCAGCGCGGCCGTTTGATTAGTTGCGCGCGCCGCGTTAAACGCAGCCGCGAGATCGGAAAGTTCCTGGGCGCTAAGCGGTTCGCCCCCGGTCTGTTTCAGGACGCCCGCCGGAATGGATGATGATGCGTTTCTGTTTCGTGCGGCTTCCAGTTTCAGCGCGGTCTGGATCGCGTTCGGTGCGGAATAAATCAGGCCCTGCGCTGGCGAAAGTATTTGGACTAGATCGTTCGGGTCGAGCAGACCGCCAGCGAAATAGACTTCTTTTGATGGTGCGAACCACACCGGGCCGGGCTGATCGAGCGTGTTAATCGACCCGGAAGGTAGGCGCTGGAACGATGCGGGATAGCCATCTGCTGTCCTGCTGCTAATCCATAGGAACGCCCGGCCGAACATCATCAGGTCGTCGAGCAGCCACGCCATCAGGAACTGGTAGGACACATTCGGGTCGGGTCGTCGCAGCCATGAACGCGGCGCGATGTAGACCTTTTCCATTTCGTCGCCGTTCCACATTTCGTTGTACATTTTCAGCGGCATGGATCCGATGACTGACGCCATGAGATCGCGCGCGCGATTTATCGCCGGGACGCTGATCGCCAGGTTTCGGTCGATGCCTTCGGTGTAGGCGTAATAGTTCCCGATCATTCCTTCGCCCGTGACGGACGACTTGTAGTAGGAACCTGCGGCCGCAGCTTTCACCGGGGGCGGACTGATCGCAGCCTTTCGGACACGCGGGAAGATAGCCATGCGTTCATTCTTACAGGTGCCAGGTGTGAAGTAGTGGCACCAGGCTTACCTACAGAAGGGACGGATCGCCCGGTGCCACTACCGTTTTCGGACGCTACTAGGACGCGACGACCATCAGCGGTTTCCCTGCGGACTTCGGGCGTGATGCCAGGGCGACTGCCCACACTGCCAGGCGCGCCAGCTCGATCGGTCCGGGTGAACGCTGCGATGACAGGGCGACAGAACCCTGGGACCTTACGGCGACCGCGCGCTGGATGTGTTCGGCCAGCATCGTCGACCCGTCATGGGCGACTAGGCGCTGTCGGATCAGCTGTCTGACCGGGTCCGTCCATTTCAGGATTTCCGCGTAGCCGACTATGGTTCGTCGGCGTTCCAGTGCGATCGGCCAGTGAAGGTCGATCGACGGTGTGATGGCGAACTTGATGGAATGGTCGGCGGCCAGGCGCTGAACCTGGGCGATCATTTCGGCGTAGGTGTCAGCCATGAACGCGACGGTCATCGCGGTCCGTCCGTCAGCCAGGGCGACCGCGCGTAGCCCGAAGTACCGAGTCTCATCGACGCTGTTTTCGATGGCGACCACACCGCCAGCCGGGACAGGTTTATCGGTTTCGAGCTGCGGCCACAGGCCGGGCTGTAGCCATCCCTGGTCGGATGCGACCCACAGGTTTACGGACGCCCGCAGGAACTGGGCGCGATCGGGGTTTTCCGCTTCGGCCTGGATCGTTTCCATCGTGAGAGTGTGACCCAGTGCCGGGTTTCCCCAGGGCCAGGCGGCCGGGTCCATCGGGTCCATGTCCGGGGGCGGGGACCATTCCGCGAAGTAGAACTTCCCGGACTTTTCTTCGTCGATCATGCGTAGACCCTGTTCGCGCCATTTCAGCATGGCGCGGGACTGTTCCGTTCCGGCGGTTGACCACATCGACAGCAGCGGGGAACGCTGCGCGCGCTGCGACGGAAGTAGGCCACCGTCGATCGCTTCCGGGCTGATGTCCCAGATTTCATCCGCGACGATCAGCGACGGGGAAAGACCGTGACCGACCGAAGGCCCGGCCGCGCGCACGATCCACCTGGATCCGTCCGCCATCGTCACCATGTTCCGTCCGTAGCTGTGCGATACCTTCGCCCCGAAGTGTGCTTCCAGGATCGGCGCCAAATCATCGAACAGCATCACGGCCAGGTCCAGGCGGTGCGCGGTCGACAGGACCAGCTGTTTCTGTTCCCGGATCTTCGGCATTTCCGTTAGCCACCAGCCGATCAGCGACGACAGGGCGACGGTCTTTCCGTTCTGCCGGGCAGTCGACACCAGGCTGACCCGCGACAACAGATCCAGATTTTCGTTATGGACCAGCTGACCCGATAAAACCCGCAGCTGCCAGGGCATCAGCTCGACCCCTAGATGCTGTTTCGCCCATCCCCCCACATCAGACCCGAACGATCCCGACCCATCCGGCCACATCGTTTCCAGTCGCGGCTGGTCCGGGTCGATCGGCGCCAGTCCAGGCTGGTCCGTTTCGGATAGAGAGATGAGTTGGGCCGGGGTCATG